GTTATGGTCTGCCAGATTTTCGGTTTCGGTTACGATCTGGATTGTGACCTCTGTTCCGCTCGGGGTGTGGTAAGTGTGCTGTCTCATTTTCAATCTCCCTTTTGTTTGCGTTCCATCTTCCTTGCCCTTTGTTGATTACAGTATGCACCTACCGAGTGCAAATGTCAATAAGGTAAGGCAACTTTTTTTAAAAAAAAATATGTCAAGGGGTAATTTTTCCTGAATATACCCAATGTCCCGTCTGGAAACGGTAAAGTCCGGTAAACGCCAAAAGGCCCAAAAAGTCCGTGTACAATGGCCCCAAATCAAAGGGGCCTTTTTTATGGCGTTTTCCACCTGGACCGAGCTATACAACAAAATGCTGGACGATCTGGCCGGCAACAACCTTACCTACCAGTCCTTGTCCGGCCCTGGCGGCCGGCAGATCACATATGACCATAAGTCTTTCATGCAGGTTTTGGGTCTGGTCAAAACATTGGCCGACCAGGAATCCGGCAATGCCGTTCGCCGCACATACGCCAAACCTGTGAGGCCGGGATGGTAAAAATATCCCAAGCCATAGATTCCCTGATAGGCGCCTTTTCTCCCGCCAGGCAGCTGGCCAGGGAGGAAACCCGCAACCAGGTCCAGCGCCAGCGGATGTATGCCGCGGCCAAGAGCGGCCGCCTGACCGGCGGTTGGCGGCCGGTGGATCAAAACGTCAACGACCTCATTGCCTCCAGCTCCCCTGCTGTCCGGGCCAAGGTCCGGCAGTTGGTGCGCGACTTTCCCTATTTTGCCTCGGCCGTGGACAACCTGGTCAACCTGGTGGTTGGAGACGGCATCAAGTTCCAGGCCCGGGTCCGCTCCGGTGATCAGCTGGACAAGAAAACAAATCAAAAAATCGAAGACATCTGGAAGCGGTGGTGCGACGAGGCCGACGTTTCCGGACGGCTGCATTTTGACGAGATGTGCGGCCTGGCTAAGCGCCAGGACCTGGAGGCCGGGGAGTACCTGTTTGTAAAGGTCAAGCCGCGGGGCAGCCGCTTTCTGCCCTATGCCCTGCAGGCCATCGAGCCGGACCGCATCTCCGACCTGGGGGCCAGGACCAACAAGAGCGCGGCCCTGCACCAGGGCGTGGAGTACGATCCCCAAACCGGAGAGGTCCTGGCCTACCATGTAGAGGATGAGGCCGGGGGCAACTCCAAGCGCATACCGGCCAAAAACGTGATCCACGATTTCCGCTATCTCCGGCCCGGACAGCTGCGGGGGATCACCCGCTTTGCCCCGGCCGTGCTCACGGCCTACGACCTGGGCGAGTATATGGACGCGGAGATCGATGCCTCCAAGGCCGCGTCAAAGTACCTGGCCTTTATCACCACCCAGGATCCGGCCGGGATGCAGATGGGCAGGGTTGAGACCGAGCAGGAGACCGGGCAGAAGGTGGAGGAGATGGAAAACGCCATCATCGAATACCTCCGGCCCGGGGAAATGGTAAACATTGCCAAGTCGGACCGGCCCGGCTCCCAATTCGATCCCTTTGTAAAGCTCATCCTGCGCATGATTGCGGTGACCATCGGTCTGCCATATGAGATCCTGTCCGGAGACTACCAGGGCCTGAACTACACCACCCTGCGCGGGGTGCGAAACGACCTGGTCCGGCACATTTCCCCGCAGCAAAAACAGATGATTCGCCATATGTGCCAGCCAACCTTCAGGGACGTGCTGGATACCGCCTATCTCTCCCGCAAGATCGATCTGCCCGGGTACGCCCGGGACCCATATCAATACCAGAAATCGTCCTGGATACCGCCGGGGGTACCCTCTCCGGATCCGCTCAAGGAGGGCAAGGCTTACATCGACCAGATCAAGAACAACCTGCGCTCGCCCCAGGAGGCCACGGCCGAGCGGGGGCGGGACTTTGAGGAAGTTTTGGACGAATTGGCCGAGGCCAGAAAAATGGCCATTGACCGGGGGCTGGCGGCTGAGGATGTGAGCACGGCCGTGGCCAGCAACCCGGCCGCCCTGGACGGCCAGAACTAGGAGGCTGCATGCACAAAGGCATTTACAGGCAACGCGATAACCCAACCCAGATTACCACTGTGCGGGAGCTCTCCCTGCGTCTCAAGCAGGACGGGACCCCGGCTACCTTAAACCAGGACCAGCGCTCGGTGGAAATTGTGGCCGCGACCGAGGCTCCGGTTCAGGTCCTGGATCTGAGGCGCTTCGAGATTGTGGACGAGGTCCTGCTCATGAGCGGTGTCCAGTTCGCGGACCGGGTCCCCCTGCTCGACTCCCACGGCCGATACGCCACCAACCAGGTCCTGGGTTCGGTGCGCAACATGCGGACGGAGAACGACCAGCTGGCTGGGACCGCATATTTCTCCAGCGTGGACCGGGCGGACGAGGCCCTGACCCAGGTCCGGGAGGGGCATCTGACGGATTTTTCGGTTGGGTATGCGGTCAACGAATCGGTCTTTGTAGAGGACGGCACCACGGCCACCATCGATGGCCGGGAATTTACCGGGCCGGTGCGGGTGACCACCAGCTGGACAGTGAGAGAGGTTTCCATCGTGCCCATCGGGGCGGATGAAAAAGCCAAAGCGCGGGCCGTGGCCCATAATAATCAACGGATGGAGGAAGATTCCATGAACAAGCGACTGAGAAAATTTTTGGAGCAGCGCGGCCTGCCCACTGACGCAACCGAGCAGCAGGCCTGGGAATTTTTGGAGACCTTGGACGTTGCGGCCAAGGAAGAGGGCCGCCAGCTGGCGGACAACGGCCAGGGCCGGCAGGCCCAGGACGGCGGGCAGGCCGGCGGGCAGCAGGCCGAACCGCAACCCCAGGGACAGGGCGGCAATGTGGATCCGGAGCAGATCCGGACCCAGGCCGCCCAGGCCGAGCGGGAACGGGTGGCCCAGATCTATGCCCTGGCCCAGCGCCACGATTGCGCAGGCCTGGCCCAGCAGGCTGTAAGCGACGGCACCACCCTGGAGAGCTTCCGGGCCAAGGTCCTGGAGCATATCGAGGGTCAGCGCCAGCAGCAGCCGTCTTTTCGGGTGGAGATGGGCAACACCGATGCGGAGAAATTCAGGACCGCGGCTGGAGAGGCCCTGCTGATCCGGTCCGGCATCGAGACAGAAAACAAAAACGGGGGCCAGGACCTGGCCGGGCATACCCTGCGGGAAATGGCCCGGGAGTTCCTGGTTCGCTCCGGAGTCCGGGTGCCCAGCAACCCCATGGAGATGATCGGCCGCTCCCTGACCACGAGCGACTTTCCCAAGATTTTGGCCGATACGGCCAACAAGGCCTTGATGTCCGGCTGGGAGACAGCAGAGGAAACCTGGAACCAGTGGTGCGGAACCGGACAGGTCAGCGACTTCAAGCAGCATACCATGGTCCGGGCCGGAGAGATGGACGACCTGCTGGAGATCCCGGAAGGCGACGAATACAAATACAGCGCCTTTTCCGAGGCCCAGGAGCAGTACCAGATAGCCACCTTTGGCCGCCTGTTCGCCATCACCCGGCAGACCATCATCAATGACGACGTGGGGGCATTGACCGACCTCCCGGCCAGGCGCGGAGAGGCTGCAGCCCGCAAGATCGGGGATGTGGTCTATGCCGTCCTGACCGCCAACGCGGCCATGGGCGACGGGACCGCCCTTTTTCATGCCAGTCACAACAATCTGCTCACAGATGCCTCCCCTACCGATGTCAGCGCCCTGAGCGCGGCCATCAGCGCCATGAAGCTGCAAAAGGACATCAGCCGGAAGCGGCGGCTGAACATCCGGCCCAGGTTTTTCCTGGCCCCGGTCACCCTGGAAGGGTCCTGCGAGCAATTTTTCACCTCCACCGGCCTGGTCTATACCGGCAATACGGACGCGGTTAAGGCGCCCAACAACCCGTATGCCGGCAACTACTTCACCCGGGTCTATGAACCCAGGCTGGACGATGACAGCACCACCGCCTGGTACCTGCTGGGGCCGCGGGGCAAGACCGTGATCGTCTTTTTCCTGAACGGGATCCGGACTCCATACCTGGAGACCCGCGACGGGTGGACCGTGGACGGGGTGGAATACAAGGTGCGCATCGATGTGGGGGCCAAGGCTGTTGACTGGCGGGCCATGGCCAAGAATCCCAATACATAATTGACGGATAATTGACAGGCGATTGACGGGCAATTGATCGACAACCGGGGCGGCAACCCCGCCCCGATATATAGACGGAGGGAGCTATGGCTACCAATTATGTGCAGGACGGCAAGAACATGTATCTGGAGACTGCGGCCAGCGCAGAGTCCGGGGATCCTATGGTGCTGGGGGATTTTTTGCCCTGTGTGCTGCTTACGGACGCTGATTCTGACGACTCCAACCAGGCCGTGGTCCGGACCGAGGGCGTATTTGCCCTTTCGGTCGAGGCCGTGGATCTGGACGGCAACAGTGCGGTCGCCCTGGGCGATTCGCTCTACTACGACTCCGGCAATGATCCGGTGTTGAGCAAAAAATCTGACGGCGAATATTTCGGGGTGGCCCTGGAGACTGTCACTTCTGGGGAGACCGCAACAATCAATGTGATGCTGCGACCCAAGGCCGGGCTGGGCGGCGTGACCGAGGCCATGCTGTCTACCTCCACACAGGACAAAATCGCCCAGCTCACGGTCTCGGCCGTGGACGGAGGGGACGGCACCGCTAATCTGACCATCCAGGCCCAGGATGCCGGCGGCAACGACCTGGCCGACAATGTCCTGGTCCGGGTCTGGGTCGGCGGAGCTGATGATTTTGGAGTGGACGCCTTGACCGGCATTACTGCCAGTACCGGGACAGTGGTCAACTCGCATACCGCAAATGGTGATGTGGACGTGGCCACCGATGCAACAGGCACAGCTGTCCTGGCCCTGGACAACAACGGGGCCGGGTCTGTTTATGCATGGTGTGCCCTGGGCGGCCGGATCTATGAGAGCGGCGAGATTGCCATAACTGCACCGTAACTAACTGACGCCCCGGTCCGCCGGGGCTTTTGATCAAGGAGCTTTGGATGCCCTGGCCCGAGACACAAGGCAGCCTTAAAGTTAATCTCTCGGTGGTCGTGGTTTTGATCGGCCTGGCCGTAGGTGGAACCTGGACTCTTCAGGAGACCAGACAGGCTACCCAGGCCGAACAATCCGAGTGCATTTCCAGCATAGAGCGGGAAGTGACCAGCAACACTCGGAGAATCGACTCCCTGGAGCAGGCCATTGAGCCCCTAAAGCAGCTCCCTACCCAGATCAGCGGCATGTCTGCGGATATCCGGTACCTGCGGCAGTCCGTGGAGGTCCTGATGAGCGAATGGCGCAAGGAAGCGAGGAGCAGATAATGGCGGACGCAATGGATCGGGCCCAGGATACCAGTAGCGAGTGGACCAGGCGGCAGATCCAGGATCTGCACCACAGGATGGCCATTCAGGCCAGGCGGCCGTCCGAGCAATACTGTCTGGAGTGCGGCCAGGAGATCCCGGAGGCCAGGCGGGAAGCCGTGCCCGGGGTGCGGTTTTGCGTAACCTGTCAGCAATATGTGGATGACGGGAAATGAGCACTGACGATCCCAAATTCTGGGAACAAATCAAATATTTTCAGCCCCGGGAATGGGGCAAGGATCCGGGCAAGGCCGCCCCGGCCCTGGTCCTTGCCCTGGACCGGGCCAGGGAGATGGCCCGCTGCCCGATCATCATCCACGTATGCTGGGACACGGACGGCCACAGTGAGCGCAGCTACCACTACACCGGGCAGGCCGTTGATTTTCATTTCGCGGATCAGCCCGGCATGTCCTGCATCCGCGAGTTTGCTGTCCTGGCCGCCCAGCCCGAGCTGGGGGCGATCGGATTTTATCCCGGCTGGGAACCCCGGCCCGGGTGGCACGTTGACCTGCGGGACTGGACTGACGGCCGGCTGTACTGGAGCCGGACGAACGGCATCTACAAATATGGATTGATGGCCCTATGATCTACCTCCAGCCCGGCGACATATTTTTATCTGCAAACCCCTGGGTTATCGGCCGGGCCATCAATGCGGTCCAGGCCTGGTGGGCCAGGGATTGTCAGGCCGTTTACGGTCACGCCGGGATCATCCTGGGCACGGACGGGACAACTCTGGAAGCCCTGTGGCGGGTCAAATCGCAAAACATTTTTTCAGCCTACTCCGGGCAGCAGGTGCTTATCGGCCGCAACAAAAAACTCAGCCTGTTCCAGTTCTGGCGGGGAGCGCGGCAGGTCCTGAGCCAGTACGGCCGGATCTACCCCCTGCACAGGCTGGCCCTGTTTATGATCCCGCCCCTGGCCCGGCGCATAAATGTATTTGACTGGACGGTGTGCTCCGAGCTGGTGGCTCAATATCTCTACCACGCCGGTGCGCTGGGGTACTGGTCCGGGGTCATGCCGGACGACCTGTCCGACATGATCCATAACTGGCGGGACTGGCAAATCGTATACGAGGGGAAACTGCCATGACCTGGAAAGAAAGAATCAAAGAAAAGAAAGCATGGGTGTCCATCCTTGGGGCCCTGACGGCCCTGGGCGTACTGTCGGCCAGCCAGATGGAGACAATCAAAGAGATTTTTACAGCAATAATCGGGAGCTGATTATGCAATGCGCAGGATACCAAAGTATTTCCATGGCCATATTGTGGATCCCCCTATCCTACGCCAGGTGGGACTGGGGGATTGCCCGCAGGGTTTGCCCTGGTTGGCGGCAGTGGCTGACGATATGGCTCATCGCCCCGGCCCTGCTCCTGGCTGGCTGCGCGACCATGCTCCGGGTGGCCGAGAATCCGGCATTTCAGACTGCAGTACAGTACGGGGTGGTCAAGTATTTGTCCGGCCAGCCGGACCAGCAGCCCCGGGCCCTGGAGATTGTGCATTACCTCCAAAAAGCAGTGGACCAGGAGGCCCAGGTTACGGTTAGCGAGATCGAGGACTTGGCCATTGATAAGATCCCCTGGAGTGAATTGGATCTAGCTGACCAATTTTTACTGAGATCAATGATTGAGGACATCGGCGTACATCTGCGCGAGCGGGTCGGTGACGGTGTGCTGGACGATGGCGACCGGGTCCGGCTCAAAGAGTTTTTGACCTGGATCGAGCACGCGATCCACTTTGCGGCCAAATAACGGAGAGTAAACTTATATGCCTACATACAAAAACGACAGCAGCGCGGCCCGGAATGTGGTCAACACCTCCAGTCAGCTGGTCTGGGTCCAGCCCGGACAGGCAGTCCAGACCTACCAGCTTTTGACCTCCGACGGCTGGACCAAAACCAGTGATGCGCCTTACTACAACCCGGTTCTGGCTGTGCATAGCACGATTACTAGCACCGGGGCCGGGGACCCGACCACGATCACGCTGGCCGATGGTACGGACCAGGTGGAGGTCTACAACAACTCGG